TCAGCGGGTTCGGGGTTCGAGTCCCTGTGGGCGCACCACCACACCCCCGTCCGGGCCGTCGCCCGGGCGGGGGTTCTCGTCGTCTAGACCGAGCGTCCAGGTAGCCGGCACGCCGTGCGCGACCTGAATCCGCTTCGCCACCGCGACCGCGTCGCCGGGGGCATTGGTCCCCAGCTCCCACGCCGCGACTGACTTCGGTCCGCGGTCGATGCTCGCCGCGAACTCCCCCTGGGTCATGCCCAGCTGACGCCGGATCTTGCGAATCCGGTCCCCGAACGTCCACTGGGGGATCATCGCCCCCGCCGTCTGCGTACTCATGACGGTAAACCTAGTCATACCTACACAAACTAGTCAACCCCTAGGGGTGAGGACGCCACGCCACGCGGCGAGGGTGCTTGACCCGTATCGCTGGGTATGTCTAGAGTCACCGACCATGACCACTAGGCATACCCAGCAGAGCGAGGAAGCTCTCGCGATCGGTGAGGCAGCGCGACGTCTCGGCGTGACCGTCGAGACGATGCGCCGGTGGGACAAGAGCGGCGTGATCCGCTCGTTCCGCACCCCGGGCGGGCAGCGACGCTTTCCGGTCTCGGAAGTCAACCGCCTGCTTGACGACCAGGGCGTGCCCGCGTGAGCGCCGGCACGCTGACGATGACCGAGGAGCTCGTCGACGACACGCGCACCTCGGACGACCCGGGCGACAGCGCGCACATCGTGTGGGTTCCGCCGGGCTCGTCGATGACCGCGCAGGCGCTGGTCATGCACGCCCGGGTCGAGGGGATCCCCGTCACCGCGCTGTGCGGGCACGCGTGGGTCCCGGTGCGCGACCCCCTGCCGCTGCCCGTCTGCTCCCGCTGCCTCGAGCTGTACCACGCACCGGGCGAGAACCGCGACGACCGCGACGAGCTCCCCGCGCCGTAGAACCGGCGCCCCCCTTCCTCCCAAGGCACCACCCGACAGTTTCACCCGACCCCGGAGGCCACCACCGATGAACGAGCACCAGCAGCAGCCACCGCCGCGCCCGCAGCGGCCGCCGGCGACCTTCCGCAAGGCGATCCTGCAGCACAACAACAACGGACGCCGCCCGGGCCCGAACGGCTACCTCGCCGCCGCGCCGACGTGCACCGAGGTCGTCGGCAGCGAGGAGTACGACCGCCTGATCGCCGCCGGCTGGCACGTGGTCGAGTCCTGGCAGGTCTGGCGGTGCGTCACCTGCGGTGGGTACGACAGCGACCGTCAGAGCGCCGACCTCGTGGGCATGGCTCACGTCGAGCGCTACGGGCACGAGTCGGTGCGCCCGGACGAGCTGCAGAGGTCGGGCCGGTGAACGGGCTCGCGGACGTGATCGCGCTGCCGCTGCCGCGCGAGGTCCTGCACCCGCGGATCCCGCACCCCTCGCTCGGCGAGTGCACCTCCTGCGGGTCCCGCGCCGACCTTCGCCCCGTGCACGACGACTCGGCCAGCGGCACCCTGATCGCCGTCCGGTGCGACGGGTGCGGGTGGATCGTGTCGATGACCGAGCACGCCCGCCGACGCCGCTCGACCGTCGACGCGCTCGCCGAGCAGTTCCCCGAGCTGCAGCTCGACCCCCGGCGCTCGCCGCAGGGCGCTCGCGGCGGCCGCCCGAACCTCGTCGTCGTCGACGAGGCGCAGCAGCTGGGTGACCGGTCGTGAGCGCGCTGCAGCAGGACGTCCTGCTGATCGTGGCGCTCATTCTCGCGCTGCTCGTGGCGCTCGCGGCGTGGTCCTCGGCAGTGGTGCGTCGTCGCCGCAGGACGGGCGCGTGCCCGGACTGTGGGGCCGAGATCGACCGCCGATACCGCACCCGGTGCGAGCCGTGCGTCGAGCGTCGCCGGCAGACTCGGTGCGTCCGGTGTCGGCGCCGCGAAGCCGTGCCCACCGAGGAGCTGTGCGCGACGTGCATCTACCGCGTCGAGCTCGAGGAAGCCGAGTGGGACGCCCGGATCGCTCGGGGTGAACACTGATGCGCCCCGAGGTGTGGGCCGCGGCCGCCGACGTCGTCGACGCGCTCGAGGCGGTGATCCGGGTCGGTGGCGGCGCCGTCGTCCTGGCGATGATCGCCCTGGGCATCCTGCTCGCGGCGTGCGAGGCGACCCGCGGCACGAGCGGCGGTGGGTCCCGGTGACGTCGCGTCGGAAGGTCAAGAAGGCCGCGAAGGCGGGTCTCGTGCCCCTCGGCGACCTGCTGGCCACGCCGCACCGCTTCGCCGCGGTGGTCTACCCGAAGCCGTGCCCGCCGCCGCCGCGTGAGCCGGTCGGCCGCCTGCTGATCGACGAGGGGTATGTCGGGTGGGTCCTCATAACGACCCCCCGGCGGGTCCGCAAGGTCCGGTTCGTCGCGCGGGACGGGTACGTCTACCGCGACAACCAGTGCCGCGCCGGCGGCGCCTTCCGCGTCGAGGTGCACGCCCTCTCGTGCCGGGTCGAGCCGTGCCTCGTGCTCGCGGCCGCGTCCCCGGTGACCCTGCCCGCTGACGAGCTGCCGTGGCGTTACCGCCCGGCGGTCGTGACCCACTGACCCCGAAGGACGCCGATGTTCACGATCTCCCCGCACTCGCCCGTCGGGCAGCGGACCGTCACCTGCCGGACCTGCGGTCTCGGCTGCACGTCCCGCTCGGAGGCGCTGCTCACGCAGTGGAAGCAGAAGCACACCCGGGAGTGCCACCCGCGCACCTCTCACCCGACCGCCCACCCGAGGAAGGCGACCGCATGACCGACACCGAACCGACGAGGGTGCACCGCACCCGGGAGGAGCTCGAGGCCGCGGCCGCGGCGCTGACCGGCTTCGCCCACGAGGCCGGATGCATCGACGACGCGCAGCTCGCGACGACCCGGGCGCGGCAGTTCGAGCAGGAGGCGCTCGACGCGCCGCCGGCGCACCTCGTGCCCGACGACCTGCTGCTGCGCGTGGTCGCGCTCGCGGTGCGGTCGGGCGTGACTGCGCTGTTCGCCCCGAGCGGGATCCCCGAGCACGTGTCGGTCGCGGCGGGCAAGCAGGCGTCCGACCGGCTGCTCGGCGACCCCATGTCACGGACTGTGATGCTCGACAGCACCCGGCTGCTGCTCGCGGGGAAGTGCGTCTGCGGGCAGCCGTGGGAGCACGACACCGACGCCCACCGCGCCGCCACCGACGACGAGGACGGTGCCCGGTGAGGTACACGGTCGGTCTCAAGGAGCTGCGGCGGGCGCTGCAGTCGGTCGTCGTGCACGCCGTCAACGACCCGGAGATCGAGTGGTGGCACCGGGTGCGCCTCGAGGTGCACCGGCAGGGGCACGTGCTCGTCTACGCGTCGCAGGGCTACACCGCCGGCATGGCATACGCCGGCGTCATCGACCCGGGCGACGGTGAGCTCGAGGGCTTCGATATCGCCCCTGCCCGGGTCAAGGACTTGCTGCAGCTGTTCCCGCTGGACGGCAAGCACGCCGACGAGCAGCTGCTCGAGCTGTCCCTCGAGGGCGACGAGCACTTCCGCGCCCGTGACGTGTCGGGGCTGTTCCCGGGGAACACGGTCGAGCTGCCGCGGCTGCCCGAGCAGGACCGCCCGCAGCTGGCGCACATTCCGCCGCTGCTGGGCCGGACGGTGGCCACCACCGGCAAGCACCACCTGCAGGGCGTGATGGTCACAAACGGCGAGTGGCTGTCGCTGTTCGCCCGGGCCGCGAAGGTCTACGGCGAGCCGCTGTGCGTCACCCCCTACACCGACGACTCGGGACGCGGCCGCCTGCTCATGACGGTCGGCGACCTGTTCATCGGCGCCCTGATCGGCCGCACCTCGACCGGCGGCGGGTACGTCGACGAGTCGATCGCCCACCGCGACGCGTGGGCCGGGCTGCTCCCGACCGTCGCCTCGCACGACCCGGTCGTCGACCTCGAGGCAGCGCTCGCCGAGCTCGAGCAGCAGCAGGACGACGACAGCGACGACGACGGCGACGTCGTCGAGTCCGTCGGCGAGGGCGACCTCGCCGACGACACCGCCGGCGAGGACCTCGCCGACGACCAGGACGACACCGGGGCGCCGCCGAGCGACGAGCTCGCCGCGCGCCGCACCAAGGGAAAGAAGTCACGGTCATGACCGACGTCAACGCACGCACGCAAGCCCGCCAGGGACACATCGGCATCGTCGTGGTGCCGGTCGAGCTACCCGAACGTCCCGTGCCCGCGCCCTACCTGCGGGTCATCGCGTCGAACGGACAGATGATCGCGCACTCGGAGAGCTACTCGGACACGCACGAGGCGCGGCAGGGCGCGGTCGCACTCGAGCGGGCCGTCATCGAGGGGTCGCACCGGTCCGGTCGTGCGCTGTATGCCGCCCTGCAGGAGATGGACCGGCAGGACGCGAAGCACGGCGTGCCGCCGCTGACCCGCCCCGACGGAACGGGGCCGCGCACCTATCCCCTGCGCGGGCTGATCGCGACCGGTCTCGCGCACCGTGCCCTCTCGCTCGCGGAGAAGGCTACGGACGCCACCGACCGGCACGCCGGCAGCGGCGACCTCACGTGGTGGGATATCGCGCTCGAGGAGGTGCTCGAGGCGGCCGCCGAGGAGCCGGGCACGGCCGGGCTGCAGCGCGAGCTCGTGCAGGCGGCCGCGGTGTTCCTGCAGTGGGCGGCCGCGATCGAGCGGCGCGACGACGTGCCCCTGCGAGGTGTCCGCGCATGAGCGGCTTCGTCGACGCCGTCGGCTACATCGTGGTGCGCGAGGGCGCCCCGCGTGGCGGCACCCGCCGCGCTGGGGTCGGTGCCCGGATCACCTCGGCGACGCAGACCCCGCCCGAGTCCCTGCCCCGCGGCTCGGTCGCGGTGAAGGTCCGGGTGCGGGTGCCGGCCGAGGTCTTCCGCCCCGAGCTCGCCGAGGCGACGATCACCGTCCCGCGCGAGGACGTCCTCGTGCCGGTCGTCGAGGTCGAGCGCGCTGGCGGTGGCCAGCGATGACGACGCGCCCCGCCACGGTCCCCGACCCCGAGGACCTGCCGCTGATCAAGGCAGTGGGCCCGGCGGTGATGGTGGCCGCGTCGGTCCGCGCCGGCAACCGTGACGCCGCGACCGACCAGCTCGCCGACATGACCCGGGAGGACCTCGAGACCGTCGCGCTCGCGCTCGCGTGCATGACGCCCGACAAGGCGGGGTTCGAGCAGATCCTCGGCCGGTGCGCGGTGTCGACGCAGCGGGTCTACCGCACCGACGCGACGTTGTGGTCGCAGGACGAGGTGCGCGAGGCGCACGCCGCCTTCGCCCGGCAGGTGCGGGAACCGTGGGTCATCCGTGGCGAGCGTGAGTATCAGCGGCGCCGCAAGCTGCGGCAGCGCGAGCTCGAGCGCGCGAACCGGGCCGCGCTCGAGGTGCGGGCGGCGGCGTCATGACCGGGCAGCAGCCGAGGTCGGCGCGCCGGGTGGCCAACGCGGCGCAGGACCGGAAGACGGGCATGTCGCTCGGCGACGTCGCGCAGTTCGTCGCGGACGCCTACTCGGCGGGTCTGACGGGCGATGCCGAGGTGCGCGTGCAGATCGGGTGGCGGGCGCAGGTGCTGACGGCGTCCGCCGAGGGGGTCCCGGGTGACGGGATCCCGCAGCAGCACGACCAGGACGACCGGAAGGACGAGGGATGACCACCAACCTGAGCGAATCACCGTCGCAGCAGCAGCAGCTCGTGCTGGCGGTGAAGGCGGCGCAGCGGTCGCTGGCTCTGCTCGTCCCGCGGGTGCGCGAGTCGGTGCAGAGGTTTGCGCGTGGCGCTCGAGCACTCGCCGCTGACATGGACGGCAAGCACGACCTCGCGACCGTGATCCGGCAGCAGCCGGGCCGGCAGATCGTCCGTGACGGGCTCGCCGACGTCCGGCACTGGACCCACGACTGCGGCTGCTACGACCGCGACCCGCGCGAGCGGGGGTGGTGCTCGCCGGCGTGGGACCGGGTCGACGCCGCGGTACTCGCACTCGCGGTGTCCTCGCCGCTGAGCATCCGTGCGCTGCGGCAGCTGGCGATCGACTTCCTCGAGCTGCCGGTCGTCGAGCACGTCGCGCAGCACGAGGACGTCGTCGGCGTCGGGGTCGCGTGGCTGCGAACCGCTGAGGCGCTGACCGTGTGCAGCGTCCCGGTCGACGTCGCCCGGCGTCTCGGGGGTGAGGAGTCGTGACCGGGTTCACGGCCGCGACCCGGCGCCGCCGCGCTCGCCGCAACCGCTGGCGGGACCTCACCGCGTCGACGGTGATGCCGCTGCTGCCTGCGAAGGTCGCGGTCGAGCTGCCGGTCACGAGCGAGAACCACCTGCACTGCACCCCCATGACGCCCGACGAGCTGCGAGCCGCCGACGACGCCCGCCTCGCGCGGGCTGACGAGGTCCGCAGGGCGCACGCGCTGTGGTCGTCGAACGCGCTGTGGTCGTCGGTCGCCGGTAGGTCGGACGTGCTCGGCAAGGTCGCCGCGCTGCACTCACCGGATCCCGGGCGGCGCTCGTGGCTCTACTGCACCGGGTGCGATGCCGGCAGCTACGCCGAGGACTCGCCCGAGTGGCCGTGCAGGACCGCGCTGCTGATCGCGGCCGAGTTCGACCTCGACCTGCAGGTCCTCGTCACGCACGGCGAGTGGCCACCCGAGACGACCGACACCGAAGGAGCAACGTCATGATGCTGAACCGCTACATCGTGCAGGGCATCGTGCAGGACCTCGCCGCTGGCCGCAACGTCGCGGTGATCGCCGACGAGAGCGCACGCGAGCAGGTGCGGCAGGTGCGGGCACTGCTCGCGCAGCACCCCGACTCGCCGTCGCTGCGGCTGACTCTCGCGAGCGGCCGGGAGGAGCTCGAGCACCGCTCGCACGCCCGGGCGTGGTTCACCACACCCGGCGGCGCTGACGGCAAGCTGCGAGGCAAGACGTGGCAGGTAACCGTGCTGCTCTCCGATCTGTGGGAGCTGGACGGCACCCGCCGCGCCCTGCTGCGCGAGCTCATCCACGCGGGCACGGCGAGCAGCCTCGACGCCGAGCAGATCCTGTGAGCCGCGCGAAGGGGCCATCGCTCACGCCGCAGCAGCAGATGGTGCTCGCGGTAAAGGCGGCGCAGCGGTCGCTGGTGACGGCGACCATGACCGAAGACGAGCTGCTGGATAGCGTCGTCGACCTCGCGCAGCGGCTCGGGGTGCAGACGCACCACTGCCGGCCGGCACGCCGTGCAGACGGGTCGTGGGCGACCCCGATCAAGGGGAACAAGGGCTTCCCCGACCTCGTCCTCGCCGGCCGCGCCGGCGTGCTGTTCCGTGAGCTCAAGTCCGCCACGGGCCGCACCACCGCCGAGCAGCGCGAGTGGATCGACCGTCTCGCGCTCGCCGGCGAGGACGTCGGGGTATGGCGCCCGGTCGACTGGCCGCACCGGATCCTGACCGAGATCAAGGCGATCCGGTGAGCAAGATCACCGCGATCAAGTCGCTGCCGGTCGAGAAGCTGCGGCGCCACCCGCGCAACGTGCGCGAGGACCTTGGCGACACGGACGAGCTCGCGTCGTCGATGGTCGTGCAGGGGGTCCTGCAGCCGCTGCTCGTCGCGCCCCGGGGCGACGTCTACGTCGTCCTCGACGGCAACCGCCGGCTCGCCGCAGCACGGCAGGCGCGGATCCCGTACCTGCCGTGCCTCATCACGAGCGAGGACGGCCGGGAGGCGACGACCGCGACCATGCTCGCCGCGGCGATGCACAAGCAGCTGAGCCCGCTCGAGCAGGGCGCCGCGTTCCGGGACCTGCTGCGCTCGGGGCTCACGGTGACGCAGATCGCCTCGCGCACCGGCTACTCGACGTCCACGGTCCGCGACCGGCTACGCCTCGACCAGCTGCCGCAGGAGGCGAAGGACGTCCTCGCCGGCGGCGGCATGACGGTCGGCAAGGCGACGCAGCTCGCCCGGCAGGTCGCGAAGCACGGCACCGGGTCGACGTCGGGCGCTGCCCCGAAGACGGCGTGGTTCGGCGCTGGTCACCGGCACGCCGACGCCGCCCGAGACCGGTGTAGCACCGACCACAAGGACACCCGAGTCGTGGTCGGCGGCATCGCCTGCGGGCAGTGCTGGGAGCACGCGCTCGTCGGCGACGCCGCCGCGCAGCTCGAGGCGCTGGCCGCCGCTGACGTCCTGCGGATCAAGCGGCGCCCCGCCTCGCAGACCTACCGCGACCGTGAGCGGCACGGCGTGCGCTTCGAGCAGCACTACGAGTCCCGATGGGAGCCGGTGACCGATGACTGACCAGGAACGCACACCGAAGCGGATCGCGTCGCCCTCGTGGGCCGAAGGTCTGCGCGTGTCGGGTCCGATCGTCTACGTCGCAGACCCGTCGAAGTGGCGCAACCCGATCTCACACGTGGACGTGGGCGGGCAGCACCCGTCACTCACGAGCCGGCAGGTCGCGACCCTCGTCGTCCGCGACTTCGAGGTGCTCGCCCGCCGCGGTTCGCTCGGCTTCCCCAACTGGCGCTTTGCCGGCGGGAAGCGGGTGCCGGTGGCGTGGACATACCCGCCGCTGCAGGAGATCCGCGACGAGCTCGCCGGCCGTGACCTCGCGTGCTGGTGCCCGCTCGACGAGCCGTGTCACGCGGACGTGCTGCTCAAGCTCGCGAACGAGGTGACCGAGTGAGGGGGGTGCAGCCGGACCTGTTCGGCGAGTTCGATGCCGAGCAGGAGCGTGCCGAGCAGCTGCTGCGCTTCCGGGAGGCGCACCAGCGGCCGCAGACCTGCCCCGCCTGCGGGGTGACCGAGCCGAACGGGTTCCTGCTCACCAACAACCACGGTGCGCGCCTCGACGTCGAGACGCTCACCGTGCAGGGCATCCCGCGCCCTGACGGCTTGTGCACGGCGCAGTGGCTCGTGCGCAACCACATCAGCTACGCCGCGCAGCGCGACGACGCCGAGCAGCTCGAGCGTGACGCCGCCCGCGGACGCGAGCTCGGTCTCGACGTCGACGCGATCGTCGCCGCCGCCCGCGGCGACGAAGGGCCGGCGCGGTGACCGCCCGCCGCCCGAGGGGTCCGCCCCCGCGCTCGCCGCCTCGTGCACGACGACCCCCACCCCCTCGAGAGGATCCCTGTTGCCCTGGCTTCGATCTGGCGACAACGCCGGCACCAACCCGCTGCTGCTCACGGTCGCCGCGCTCGACGGCGCCGACGAGCGGCTGCTCAACGAGGTGTCGGGGTGGCTGTGGCGCTGCGCGACGCAGTCTGCCGGTCACACGACCGACGGGCGGATCGACGCCGGCACGGCCGCGCTCATGGCGGGCCCGAGCCGCCTGCCGGTGATCCTGCGGGCCGCGATCGACGCGGGGCTGATCACCCCCGTCGAGGGCGCCCGCCCGCCGCAGTGGCAGATCGTCGAAGACCCCGCCTTCCTGCACATCAGGTCGAAGGAGTCGATCGAGTTCGAGCAGCAGCGCGACCGGGACCGCAAGAACCCGGACCTCACGGCGCCGGTCCGCCTGCGGGACGGCGACGCGTGCCGCTACTGCGGGAACGTCGTCAACTTCAGTGCCCGCACCGGCGGCCGCTCAGGCACCTACGACCACACCGACCCGGGCACCGCGGCGACCGTCGACACCTACGTCGTCTGCTGCCGCAGCTGCAACGGCCGGATGAAGGACGGGCAGCGGCTGCCACTGCTGTCCCCACCGAGCCGACCCTACTTCGCCAAGAAGACGCTCGAGTGGCTGCACGCGCAGGGGCTGACGCCACGCAACCACCGCACCGAACCAACGAAGCATGACGAGGGACTCACCCCCGGCGGGCACCTGCCCGCCACGGGCGCGGACACCGCACCCGGCACGGCGAGCGACCCGGAACCCGCGCCACCCGCCCCGGCGGGTGCGAGCGACCCGGACAACGCGCCCGCGCCGGCGAGCGACCCCCGCCCGAGCGACCCGGACCCCGCACCACCCGCCCCGGCGGGTGCGAGCGACCCGGACACCGCACCAGCCGCCCGCGAAGCGCTCGCGGGCAGCGATTGGGTGAGCCTCGAGGGGCACGTGCAGCGTCCTGGCAGGAGCAACCAGGACGAAGGGTGGAATCCCGGTACGGGACGGGACGGGACGGGCAGGGGCGGGACGGGCAGGGGCGGTGCGGGTGCCGACCCGCCGCAGCGCGGCGGTGGCCGGCGTAGGCGTCGGAAGCGTCGGGGTGGTCGTGGGTCCGGGGGTGGTGACCGGTGACTGCTGTTGTGCATGACCTGCTGAGGGCTGCTGTTGAGGCGGGGGTGACGGAGGCTGAGCTCAAGGGGTCCGCGGACGTGCGCTCGGCGGTGGCTGCTGCTGCTGGGTTGGGCGACACCCCGGTCAGGTCTGAGCAGTGGCGTGACGTCATCCCGAGGTTGCACGACGTCGCCCGGGCTGAGGCTGACCGGCATCACGGGTCGTCGTGCTCGAGGTGCGGCGCGCCGATCGTGTGGGGTGAGACCGACGCGGGGAAGACGATGCCGCTCGACCCGCTGCCGTGCCCGGGCTCGGGGAACGTGATCCGGGTCCCGTCGGGCCGGCGGATGCTGCTGCGGGTGCTGGGGCCGTCGGCGCTGCCGGTGGTGGGTCGCACGGCATACCGCTGCCACTTCGCCACGTGCCCGAACGCTGACCAGCTGCGCGCCCGCCGTGACTCGCGACCGGACGGGGCGAAGCCGTGCCCGGTGTGCCGGTACCGGATGGACCCGTGGCTGCGCGAGAACAACTACCCCGCCCACCCGGGGTGCATGGACGACTTCGAGGCGCGAGGCGCCACCACCGACCAGGAGGGCAGTGCATGAGCCGTCGACGGAACCGTCACCTCGAGCAGAGCGACGCGGTCGCCGAGCAGGTGCAGGTCGCGCTGCAGTCTCGGGGGCCGTGCCCGGGGTCGTGCAACCGTGCCTACCGTCGGACCCGCGCCGAGTGGGAGCGGGAGGTGCACGACGAGTTCGATCGGCTGGTGAACGACCCCGACGAGCCGGTCTTCGACGTCGACGCGGCGATGTACCGGGCGACGCAGCTCGTGCGTGCCGAGTGGGAGCGGAAGGGTCGCGCGGCGTGGCCGGCTCGCGAGGGTGCCCCGGTGTGGTGCGGCCGCTGCTCGGCGGATATCCGCGATGCCCTCGCTCGTCTGCCGCAGGTGCTGCTGCTGGTCCTCGAGACCGGGGTGTCGACGCCGACCCGCCCGGATGGGTCGCGGGTCACTGACCCGGTCGCTGTGCTGTCGACGTCGACCCCGGACGAGCAGGGCACCGTGGTCGACGAGCTGGGGTGCGGGCACCGTCGGACGAGGGCTCGTGCGGTCCGCTTCGGTCCCGAGCCGGCGTGGGCACTGTCGGGGGTCGTGTGCAGGACGTGCGTCGTCACGGCGTCGACCCCTGAGCCGGGCAAGCTCGCGCCGGCCGAGCGGGCTGCTCGTGCTGGCCAGCGGCTGCAGGTGTCGCCTGCTGGGTCGCCGGCGTGGCTCGAGGCCGACGCTGCGATCCAGTGGCTGTGCTCGACGGCCGAGCAGGCGGCGTACGGGATGCGGTGGGCGACGACGACCGACGCGGGTGCACCGCGGTGGCCGTGGCGGGCGGGCTCGACCGAGAGCCGGGTACGGGCCGCGGTCGACGCGGCCGGGTTCATGCGCCGCCACCTCGACACGGTGCTCGCGCTCCCGGGGTCGCTGCCCGAGTCGATCGGCCGTCAGGCGGTCGGGCTCGACGTCCGGCTGACGCGGCTCTCAGGCATGGCCGTCGACGAGCAGCCGGTCGACGACGACTGCCCGCTGTGCGGCCGCCGGGGGATGCGCCGGCGGGGCGCCCTGATCTCGTGCCGCTCGTGCGGCGCTTCCTACGACCAGCACACCTTCGACACCGAGAGCGAGTGACAGTGACAGCGACAGGACCAAGGTTCATCAGCTACGGCGGCGGGGTGCAGTCGACCGCGCTCGGCGTGCTCGCAGCTCGCGGCCGGATCGACTTCGACACCCTCGTCATGGCGAACGTCGGCGACGACTCGGAGGACCCACGCACCCTCGACTACGTCCGCGACGTGTTCACCCCCTACGCCCGCGACCACGGGCTGACGGTGCACGTCCTAGACCGCACCAAGCGCGACGGCACCGTCGAGACGCTGTGGGGCCGGCTCATGCGCGAGGGATCCCGGTCCCTACCGATCCCGGTCCGCATGGACAACGGTGCACCCGGGACGAGGTCGTGCACGTCCGACTTCAAGATCAAGGTCACTGGCAAGTGGGCCAAGCAGCAGGGCGCCCACGGGGGCCGCTCGTGCGACGAGCACGCGGTGCCCGCGGTCTGCAGCCGGCACCAGCGAGGGCAAGCGAAGCGGCCGTGCCGGCTGCACCCCGCCGACGGGTGCCCCGACTGCACACCGGCAAACCTCGCCACCGTCGCGATCGGCATATCGCGAGACGAGATCATGCGGGCGAACAACCGTCGCCACGAACCGCACGAGCAGATCGTCTACCCGCTCGTCGGGATCGGTGAGGAGACCGGTCTGTCGCTGTCACGGCAGGAGTGCATGAACCTGATCCGCGACGAGGGTCTGCCGGTGCCGCCGAAGTCGTCGTGCTTCTTCTGCCCGTTCCACCGGCCGCAGGCGTGGGTCGAGCTGCGACGCGAGCGGCCGGATCTGTTCGACCGGTCGGTGCAGCTCGAGCGCACCCTCAACAAGCGGCGCGAGGAGCTCGGCAAAGACCCGGTGTGGCTGACCCGCTTCGCGATGCCGCTCGACGAGGCGATCGCCGAGCCGGACGCGCTGCTGCCGATGTTCGACGAGCAGTCGGGCCAGTGCGACTCGGGATGGTGCTGGACGTGAGCACCCGGGAGCTGCACCAGCTGCGGACGCACGCCGAGCAGCAGGCGGCGCTTCCCTCGACTCCGTCGGGGGAGCAGCAGCTGTGGCGCCGGATCGCCGGCGAGGTCGCAGCGTATGAGCGGGCGCACGTGCTCGCGCCGATCGCGCCGGGCGCGTGCTCGGTATGCCGTGAGACCAACGGCCGGCACCGGTCGCTCGCGAACGGGCGGTTCGTCCACGAGCACGACGAGAGCGAGGGACTGCTGTGGTGACGCTCGGCGACGACGGTCTGCTCGACGAGCTGCGGCTGCTGACCGTGGCCGAGGCAGCGCAGCTCGTGCGCGTCCCGGCGGTGACGATCCGGGCGTGGATCCGTACCGGCGCAGTCGCCTCGGTCAAGCACAAGGGCCGCAGGTTGGTCGGTGAGCAGTCGGTGCTGGACTGTGAGCTCGCGATGCGGCGCTCGCCGATGGGACGGCCGCGCGAGGGCACCGCCCGAGGCGGGTGATTGCATGGCCAGCCGCCGACATATATCATCGGGTGCAGACGGACCACCTATGCCCGAGCGGCCGGTGGTCCGTTCGTCGTTGGGGTGGGGAATCTGGCCGCCGAGCGCGAGTCGAGCTGGGGGCACCCCCTAAAAAATCCGACCCCCCCACCCTCGCTAGACCCTTCACCCACCGCTGATCTCTCTCCCCGCGTTGCCAGGAGTGGCGACAACACGGCTACACGGGCTTGTGCGGGGCCCGAGGAGGTGTCGAGGGTGGCTCGAGGTCGCACGTATGGCGCTGAGCACCAGGCGCGCCGGAAAATGGCGCTCCCGCAGGCGTACGGCACCCCATGCCCGCGCTGCGGGTTGCCGATGTTGCCGGGGCAGCGTCTGGACTTCGGGCACTCGCAGGACGACGCGCTGCACCCGGGGTCGAAGGCCGACCGGATGGAGCACGCCGACTACGCGGACTGCCCGAAGGGTGGAAACCGGGCGGCCGGCGGCAAGCTCGGCGCGATCCTCAAGCGCCGCAACCCGTCGCGGGCGTGGCACGGTGGCTGACGGCGACCAGGACGGCTACCAGTGGCGCTCGCGGCGCCCGACCCGGGACGCGCAGAAGATGCGCGACGCGGTCCGGATGCGCGAGGTCGACGGGTTCACGTTCCAGCAGATCGCGGAAGAGCTGGGGCTGCGGCACCGGGCGTCGGCGCAGAAGATCTACGAGGCCGGCCGCCGTGCGCGGGCCGACCTCGACTTCACCGACGAGGAGCACCGCCGGATCCTCGTCGCCCGGTATGAGCACCTCTACGGGATCGCGCTCAAGGCCGCGGACCGGGGGGACATGACGGCCGTCCGGGAGGCGGGGCGACTCCTCGACAAGATCGACCGGATCAAGCAGCTGGGGATGCCGATGCCGGGCCGCCCGGGCAGTGGCCGCGACGACGAGTCGGACGGCGAGGGGGTCGTCGTCGAGGGGGACCGGCTCGAGGCGATGCGCCGGCGGAAGCAGGAGGAGTCGCGTGCACGCACCTCCGGTGGTGGAGCCTGAGCAGGCCCGGTCGATCGCCGAGCGAGTGCGCCGCGGCGAGCGGGTGCGGGTATCGGAGCTGATCGACGAGGGCGCCGAGTGGGCCGAGCGTGACCTGCCGATGGGCACCATGACGCCGACGCACGAGCTCGTGCCGGCAGCGCAGTTCACGCACGGGCACTACGCGATCGAGGTCGCCGAGCTGTGCGGGTATGACCTTTACGAGTTCCAGCGTGACGGTCTGCTGGCCAAGCTCGGCGCGAACATGATCGAGCGTCGCGACGGGTCGATGGTCGAGCGGTGGGCCGCGGTGGAGACCGCGGACGTCATCGCCCGGCGCAACGGTAAGTCGGTCGAGATCGAGATCCTGATCCTGTTCGGGCTGTTCATGAACGACGAGCAGCAGATCATGTATACGGCTCACCGCGACGACACCGCGAAGGCGGTCTTCAACCACGTGCGGGCCGCGATCGAGCGCACGCCCGAGCTGCTCGCGAAGGTCCGCAAGAACGGCTTCCGGGTGGCCAACGGTCAACGGTCGATCACGCTCAAGACCGGCGCGGTCTGCTACTTCCGCACCCGCACCAACGAGGCCGCCCGAGGGGAAGGCTTCGACCGTCTGATTCTGGACGAGGCGCAGCACCTCACTGAGCTGCAAATGGCGTCGGTGCAGCCGGTCGTGACGGGCTCGGAGAACGCGCAGATCAACTACGCCGGCTCGGCGGGCGACCTCGGCGCCACGGTGCTCGCGAAGGTGTGGCGCTCGTTCGAGGCGAACGAGCGGAGCCTGTGCTACCGCGGCTGGCACGCCGACCCCGAGGACGACTTCGACGACCTCGCGCTCGTCGCCCGCACCAACCCGCGTCTCGGGCACGGGCTGTCGTACGAGTTCATCGCGAAGGAGTTCCGCCGCATGACCCGCGCGCAGTTCGGGCGGGAGCGGTGCGGGGCGGCGACCTACCCGCGCGCCGCTGGCGCCGCGTGGGTCATCCCCGAGGAGGCGTGGAAGGTCGCGAACGACCCCGAGTCGGCACCGGCCGCGACGGGCCGGCTGTGCTACGTGCTCGAGGCGGACATGGAGCTCGCGCGGGGCACGATCTCGGTCGGCGGCCGCCGCGACGACGGCGCGATGCACCTCGAGACGATCGACCACAACCCGGGCGTTGGGTGGATGCCGGCGAGCGTCCGGGACCTGCTCGAGAAGAACGAGGGCGGCGAGGTGTGGGTTGACCCGGTCGGCCCGTGCGGGTTCATGGTCGGCGACCTGCGGCAGCAGGGCATCGCGGTGCGGCTGTTCACCTCGCAGGACCTGCCCGAAGCCTTCTCGTGGCTCTCGACGGCGATCGCCCCGTCGAAGGACCCGCGCGACCCGCAGGCGCCGGACCCGCAGCCGACGGCATACCACCGCGAAGACATGGACATGACGCTCGCGCTCGCGGCCGCGCAGACCCGGAAGATCCGGGAGCGGCTCACGCTGGCGCGGACGGTGCCCGAGGGCGTCAATCAGGGCCCGATCGTCGGGGCGATGCTCGCCGGGTGGGCGGTCGTCAAGGGTGAGCGCGCCGGCGGCCGGGTTCCCCCGCCGCCCTCGAGGTCCTCGTCGACAGCATCGTCCTCGCCTCGCACCCGTCCAAACCCGCGTGGCCGCCGCAGCGGTCCGACGTCCGACCTGACGACGAGCTCGTTCTGACCGGTGAGGGGGTGGTGCTGTGGCGACCTCTGACCAGCTGCCGCCGTCGTCCCGCGGGGTGACCTCGCAGGCGTCGCAGCGTGAGGTCGGCTACGCCCACCAGGGCGCCCCGTCGGGGTATTGGTACATCGACGACGAGCGGGAGTCGACTCCCGAGCTGCGGTGGCCGTACAGCGTCGGCGTCTACGACCGGATGCGCCGGCAGGACGCGAAGGTGCAGTCGGTGCTGCGCGCGGTGAAGTCGCCGCTGCTGGCGACGACGTGGCGACTCGACCCGGCAGGCGCCGACGACGAGGTCGTGCAGCACGTGTCACGCGACCTGGGACTGCCGATCAAGGGCGTGCCGGACGCGCAGCAGGTGCACCAGCAGGGACGCCGGCGAGGCCGCTTCTCGTGGACCGAGCACCTGCGGAACACGCTGCTGTGCCTCGACTTCGGGCACATGGTCTTCGAGCAGAAGTACCGCCTCGACGAGACCGACCCGGACCGTCCGCGGCTGCACCTCGTCAAGCTGGGGCCGCGGTTCCCGTGGTCGATCGAGAAGTTCGAGGTCGCCCGCGACGGCGGACTGATCGCGGTGCGGCAGCACCCCCCGGGCTACACGCCCGGGCTGATCACCGCCACGGGCAAGGGCATCCCGCTGGACGTGTCCCGGCTCGTCGTCTACTCGCACGAGCGCGAGGGCGCGGACTGGTGGGGGCACTCCCTGCTGCGGGCCGCCTACAAGCACTGGCTCATCAAGGACCGGCTGCTGATCGTCGACGCACAGTCGGCCGACCGCAACGGCACCGGGATCCCGGTCATCGAGCACGACAAGGACATGCTCAAGGACGAGAGCGGCGGCAGCCGCAGCCCGGCGCAGATGCTCAAGGACCTCGAGGACGTCCTCGAGGAAGACCAGCGGATCGCCGAGCAGATGCGCGGCGGCGACAACGGCGGCGCGTCCCTCACCCCGGGCGCGAAGGCTCGCCTGCTGGGCGTCGAGGGCACCCTGCCCGACGCGCTCAAGTCGGTGATGTACCACGACGACCAGATCGGGACCGCGGTCCTCGCGCACTTCCTCAACCTCGGTCGGCAGACCGGGTCGTGGGCGCTGGGCAGCACGTTCCAGGACTTCTTCGTGTCCTCCCTCGACGGGATCGGCGGGTTCATCGCGGACACCGCGACCGCGCACATCGTCGAGGACCTCGTCGACCTCAACTTCGGCGAGGAGGCGGCCGCGCCCCGGATCGTCTACGACGACCTCTCGGGGCAGGACGAGCGGCTCGCCTACGCGATCAAGGCGCTGGTCGACGCCGGCGTCATCACACCGGACGACGCGCTGCAGGCGTATCTGCGCGCGAGCTACAAGCTGCCCGAGAGCTCGGGCGAGACGGGAGACGACGAGGCATGAGCACCCGCAAGACGCGCCGCCCCGCAGCCGAGGTGCTGCAGGGCATCAACGACCGAGAGCAGGCGTCGGTGCGCCGCGCGACCGCGCTCGGCGCCCGCAAGCGGTGGTTCCGGGTCGAGAACGTCGTCCGCACCGACGAGGACGGGCGCACCCGCGCGAAGGTCTACATCTACGACCCGATCGGCGGGTGGTTCGGCGTCACCCCGAACGACTTCGTCCGCGAGCTCGACGAGCTCGACGTCGACGTCATCGAGCTGCACATCAACTCGCCGGGCGGCTCGGTCTACGACGGCATCGCGATCATGAACGCCCTTCGGCAGCACGACGCCGAGGTGGTCGGCTTCGTCGACGGGCTCGCCGCGTCGGCCGCCTCGTTCATCGCGGTGGGCGGGTGCGACGAGCTCGTCATGGCCGCTCACTCCGAGCTCATGGTGCACGACGCGCTCGTGCTGTGCGTCGGGAACGCCGCCGACATGCGCGACATGGCCGACCACCTCGACCGGATCTCGGACAACATCGCGGCCGTCTACGCCCGCAAGGCCGGCGGGTCCGCCGAGTCCTGGCGCGACGTGATGCGCGAGGAGCGGTGGTACAGCGCCGCCGAGGCGGTCGCCGCCGGGCTCGCCGACCGCACCGACGAGGACCCCGACGAGCAGGACGACGACCAGGACGACGACACCGAGAACCGGTGGCGCGACCTGTTCGGCCCGCTCGACCGCACGGCCGGCACGCGCGAGGACCACCGCGCGCCCGCAGCGGCCGCCCACAACTCCCGGGCCGCGACCGCGGCACGGGCCACCTCCCCGACCGCCGCGGCGAACGGGGACACCACACAGGAAGGCGCTCTCATGAAGAACGAGCAGCGACAGATCCTGCGGCAGCTGGCCGGTGTCGCCGACGACGCCGACGACGCGACGATCGTCGCGGCGCTGCAGGAGGCGCACCAGGAGCTGACCGAGGACACCACCCCGGACGGCACCACCACCAGCGCGCGGATCCCCGACGGCATGGAGCTGGTCGACAGCGAGGCGCTCGCCGCCCTGCAGGCCGACGCCACCGCCGGCCGGGAGGCGCGGAACCAGCAGGTCGCCGAGCACCGCACCCGGGTCGTGGCCGACGCGATCCGCGCCGGCAAGATCCCGGTCGCCCGCCGGCAGCACTGGATCGACCAGCTCACGGCCGACCCGGGCGCCGAGGCGACCCTCACCGCCCTGCGCGACGGCACCGTGCCGCTCGACGAGCAGGGGCACGCCGAGGCCGGGCCCGAGGAGTCCGACCAGGCCGCCGCCGACTACAAGGCCGCGTGGGGCAAGCGCCGCGCGGGCACCGAGCAGCACGAGCAGAAGGGGGCCTGATCATGGCCGACACCGTTCCCGTCTACGACTCGGGCGTCGCGCCCACCTACCAGGCGTCCGCGGACGTCACCGGCGGGCAGCTGGTCGCCGTGTCCGGCGACGGCACGGTCGCCCCGGCGGCCGCCGCCTCGACGAAGTGGGTCGGCACCGCCGGCTTCGACGCGAAGGCCGGCGAGTCCGTGACCGTCTACAAGGGCGGCGTGCAGCGTGCGACCGCCTCGGGCGCGATCACCGCCGGCGACATGGTGACCAGCGCCGCCAGCGGCCGGGTCGCCACGAACGCCACCCCCGGCGCGGGCCAGCAGGTCGCCGTCGCCGTGTCCACCGCAGCCGACGGCGAGACCGTCGAGCTCGACATGGTCCGCTGAGACCAGGAAGCAGGAGATCATGAGCCTGAGCTACCCCGTCCCGGCGGCACCCGCGACCGGCGACGCCGCCCTCGCCCACCGGATCCTCAAGTCGCCGCCCACCGTGGCGCAGCGCGTGCAGGACCTGTCCCTGCGGCGGTACATCGCCGACCTGCTGCTCTCCGAGCGACTCGAGGCGGTCGGCGGCGCGATCGTTTACGAGTCCGGCGAGGAGGTCGGCACCGGTGAGGCGCCGCGTGCGGTCGCGCCGGGCGCGTCCTACCCGCTGGTGTCCGTCGGCGAGGGCGTCGCGAACCTCGCGAAGACGACCAAGTGGGGGCAGGACATGCCCATCACCGACGAGTCGATCGCGCGGCGCAAGATGTCCCCGGTCAACCGTGCGTTCACGCGTCTGGTCAACCAGAACGTGATGCACGTCGACAGCATCGCCATGTCGGTCATCACGACCGCCGCTGGCACGTCGACCCCCGTGTCGGCGCGCTGGACGGACGACGCGACCGACGCCGAGCAGATCCTCAAGGACGTGCTGCGCGCCCGTGCGCGGGCGCAGCGTCGCGAGCTGGGGATCAACCTCAACGTGGCCGCGCTGGACCCGATGGTCTACGCCGAGGTCAAGGCGAAGTTCATCGCCGCGGGTTACGTGCCCCGGGAGGGCGGCAACCCGCTGTCGACCGGCGACGAGGACTTCCTCAACGTCGAGAACATCGTGTGGACCGCGACCCCGCACGGTGTGCCCGGCGCGGTCGTGCTCGCCGACAACGAGCTGCTCGGCGGCATGGCCGACGAGGACCTGCAGTCGCCCGGCTACGCCCGCGCCACCGGCGACGCCGCCGGCGTCGAGGTGAAGTCGATCCGCGACGAGGACAACGACCGCTACAAGGTGCGTGCGCGCCGGGTGACCGTGCCCGTCGTGCTCGAGCCCTACGCGGCCGAGATCCTCACCGGCGCGGACAACGCCTGAGAGAAGGGAGACACACCTCATGGCCAAGGCTGACCAGCAGATGGTGTCGACGGCGGCGTGCGTGATCGCACGCAACGCCGACGGCACGGACAACTACCTCTACCGTGGCGCGCCGGTCCCGGCGTCCGTCCCGAAGGAGGAGATCAACCGGCTGCTCAAGCTCGGCGTCATCGGCGCCGCGCCCAAGGCCGCCCCCGCCCCCTCGGGCGGGGACGGTGGCGGCTCGGGTGGCGCCGGCAACGAGCGGCCGAACAAGTCCGCGAACGCCGCCGAGTGGAAGACCTACGCGATCGCGAAGGGGATCCCGCAGGAGACGGTCAACGCCGCGACCCGCGACCAGCTCGTCGAGCGGTTCTACGAGGACAAGCTGCTGCCGGGCGAGACCGGCGACCCCGACAAGTCGGGCAGCTGACGGTCGATCACGCAGAGGGGAGTCACCCGAGTGTCTACGCAGCCTGAGCAGGAGCCCACCGGCCCGCGGCACATCACCGCGGCGCAGATGACGACGTTCCTGCTGTACCCCGAGGACGACCCGGTCTCGCCAGAGGCCGCGGCTGTTCACGAGGGCGTAGCGCTCGGGTGGCTGTCCGACGCGGCCGACGTCGAGCCCGGCTTCGACTGGTCGTCGACGATCGAGGCCGACCCGAGCGTCGCCGGGTGGCTGCTCGAGCTGGCGTCGATCTCCTACGACAACCCGACGTCGCAGCAGGCGTCGGAGTCCGGCGACACCTCGTCGCAGTGGCGGGACCGCCGGACGCAGATCCTCGCCCGCGTGCAGGCGTGGGCGATCCGCCGCGGCGTCGCCGCGGCGACGACCACGGTCCGACCGAAGTCGCGCGGCAAGTTCCGGCCGGCGCCCTCGTGGCCATACCCGGGCACGCGATGGTGAACCGGCTGCACCCGCGCTACACGCGCGACCGGCTGCAGGCTCGGGCGTACACCGAGGACCCCGACACGTGGGTCGGCACCTTCGCCGAGCCGAGCACGATCCGGGCGCAGGTCGAGCACGAGCGGGTGACGACCGCCACGACCGACGGCGCCGTCACCGCGACACTGCTCACGGCGCGGATCCCGCCCCGCACGGACGGCTCGGGCCCGTCGGTCGACGACTTCCCTGCCGGCACGGAGCTCGTGCACCAGGGGCACGCGTCGTACGTCCTCACCGCCCGCCCGGTCACCCGCGCCGGCCGCCTCGTCTACCTCGAGGTGACCGCCGGTGAGCGGCCGCCCCGCGCGACCGGCGGCATCGTCGTCGCCGCGCAGCTGCTGCGCAGCGCAGGGTGGGACCGCGCCGGCAACCCGACGACCCCGGACCCGGTCGAGATCCCGACCGCGGTCCTCGTCGCCGGCACCACGGACGAGCCCGTCGACGGCTCGCAGCAGACCGTGACGACCGCGACCCTGTTCGTCCCGCTGTCCCTGCGGGTCGCCTCGACGGACGCCGTCAAGATCACCGCCCCGGCGCACGCCGCCGGCACGTGGAACGTCGACGGCGACCCCTCGCAGGACGGCGACCGGCTCAAGGTCCCGCTGCGGCGCACCTGACCCTCACGAGGGGAGGCGCTCGCTGTGGCTGCACCTGTCACGTTCACCCCCAACCAGGCGGGACTGCGCGAGCTCGCGCAGTCGTCCGAGGTCGGCGACCGGTGCGTCGCGGTCGCCGAGGCGGGCATGTCCTACGCCGAGTCGATCTCCCCGGTCCTCACGGGCAACTACCGGGGCGGTTTCCGGGTCCGTCGCACGTCGGTGACCGTGCCGGGGCTGGGGCGGGTCGCTGGCGCCGAGCTCGTCAACGTCTCCCCGCACGCGCACCTCGTCGAAGACCACAACGGGGATCACGTGCTCAAGCGCACCGCGGCGTGGCTCGAGCAGGCCGACGGGTCCGGGGTGCGCGTCCGGTTCTGACCCACCTCCCGACCCGATGCACGACCCGACGAGAGGCACCACCAATGGCTGACTATCTGGACGGCGAAGCCGCCCTCTACACCCTGCTGAACGGTCTGCAGCTGACCGACGACGAGGGCAACCCGCTCGAGCACGATGGGCAGCCGCTCGAGCCGACGACGACGTTCCTCGAGCTGCCGGCGGACACCTCGGAGCGGGCGGCCGCCGGCAAGGTACTGATCTACGTCTACCGCGCCGGCTGGTCCGATGACCAGAAGGAGACCGAGGGGCACGACCGGATCGGCGTCGACGTCCACGGGCCGTCGCGTGACGTGGTCGTCGCGGTGTCGCAGGGCATCGAGGTGATGCTCGTCGACAACTACTTCGACGTGCCGGGGGTCGGGTTCATCGACGACGTGCGGCGCGACTCGAGGTGGCGGCGGGTGCCAGCGCCGGGCCGCCACCAGCAGACGCAGGCGATCTTCCGGCTGATCTCACGGCCGGACTGACCTGCCGGCCACCCGGTCGGCGGGCAACCCACCACTGCCCCGTGTGGGGCGAACCAACGCCCTGAAAGGGGAGATTCATCATGCCCACCATCGACGAGCTGCGGTCGGCGTCGGAGACGACCCGACTGATCCTCAAGATGCGCACGGTTCTGATCTTCGCCGCCGTCGTGCGGCCGGGTCAGCCGGCACCGCCCATGATCGAGGCGCTGACCGACGAGTCGGGGCAGTTCCTGCCGCTGCCGCTCGCCTACCAGCGCGGCGCGATCGGCCACATCGACAAGGGCGCCGGCATCGAGTTCCCGCGCGAGGTCTCCCAGCAGGAGGCCGAGAGCCACAACTCGGGGTCGCCGACCCGCAAGGACACCGACAACGACGTCAAGTCGGTGACGTTCACCGCGCAGGAGACGCGCCGCAGCGTGCTCGAGCTCGCACTCGGCATCGACCTGTCGAACGTGCTGCGCGGCGAGAACGGCGAGGTCGTGATCGACCACCCGGACCTGCCGGACGACCTGCAGGTGCGGCTGCTCGTGATCGGCTACGACCCGAAGTACCGGGTCGCCGCCGGCAAGTTCTTCCCCAACTTCTCCCCGAAGGACTTCCCGACCCTGGCGTGGAAGCGCGACGAGGTCCTGTCCTACGCGATCGCCGGCGACGCGCTGCCCGACGACCAGCTCGGCACCGCGGTCCGGGACTTCCCGATCGCCGGTCCCGGCGCGGTGGAGTTCCGTCACCTGTTCGGCTTCGCGGCCGCGCCGGTGCCGTGGGCCGCCGACACCGACTTCGTCATGACCGACCGGGTCACCCTCGCCGGCGGGCAGGTGCTCGAGGCCACCGAGGGCGGCACCTCGGACGCTGTCGAGCCGGCCGCGCCGGAGGTCGGCGCGACCGTCGAGGACGGCACCGTCACCTGGGTGCGCGTCAGCTGACGCACCCCTACTGAGCCGCCGGTGGGCGGCGGCACCTCGTCGGGTGGTGCCGTCGCCCACCGGCCATGACCAACGGCTACCCGACACCCCCGACCCGACACGCCCCCGAGGAGGGACCGCACGTCATGGCACGCAAGCACTACACCCGAGGCGAGAGCCTGATCAGCACCACCGCCCCGCACGAGCAGACGCGTCTGCGCTCGCGCGGGTACACCGAGCACGCCGACCTGCAGGACGCGCTCGCCGCGTTCGAGCTGGCCAAGGAGACCGCGCGCCTCGAGAGGGTCGCCGCCCGCGACGCCGCCCTCGGTCGTCTCGCCCCGGCGGTCGACGACGACGAGCCGGCCGACGACCGTCCCGCCCGCTCGGCGTCGAAGGTCGAGTGGCGCGACTACGCGACCGGCCACGGCATCGACGTGGCCGCCGCCGAGAGCGCGACCCGCGACCAGCTCGCCGCGTTCTACCACGACGGCACCCCGCTCGCCGCCGACTGACCCAACCCGACCCCCGCACCACCTCACACAGAAGGACTAACCCGACATGGCGAAGACCAGCGACAAGCCCGGCTACCGCACCTCGACCGGCGCCCTGATCAAGAAGGCCGAGCAGCGGCGCAAGGAGCCGTTCGTGCTCGACCTCGGCGACGACGGGAAGGTGACGTGGCCGGACCCGATGCAGATGCGTCCCCGGGCCGCCGAGAAGTTCCTGATCGATATGTTCACGACCTCGGTCATCGAGGGACTGACGTCGTGGCTCAAGGGTGAGGACCTCGAGCGGTTCGAGAAGGCGCTCGACGATGACAAGCACTTCCCGGACTACGCCTCGCTCGTGCAGCTGCAGACCGACCTGCAGGAGCACTACGAGTCGGTCTTCGGCCGCGTGGGGGAAGGGAACGCCTCGCGCAGCTGATCGACCGCTTCGAGGCGCCGCTCGCCGCTGATCTGCTGCAGGTCTACGGCGTGGTGCTGTCGAAGTGGGTCAGCCGCCCGCACCGCTGGCGGGAGCTCGTCGACCTGATCGACGAACTCCCGTCGGCGTGCCGGCTGCGCGGGGCGATCCTCAACGACCCGGAGGAGGCCGCGGCGATCGTCGCGGAGGAGGAGAGCCGGCAGCAGGACGACATGGCTGCAGCGCTCGGGCTCGTCGACGACGAGGACGGCGACCCTGACCGCGCTTCCCCGACGGTCAAGGCGCCCTCGTGGCGGCCGCGTGACAGTGAGTGGGACGTGCACGCGATCGCGCTCGCGAAGATCGACGCGACGCTGCTCAACCTGTCGTCGAAGATCCTCAAGCCGAAGGGGCACCGCGCCCCGCCGGCCGAGGCGTACCTGCCGGCGCCGCGCACGCTCGTCGACGATCTGCGGGATCTGGCTGACCGGTCGGCATACGAGCAGGGCATGTCTGTCTTCGCGCCGGACGTCGCCGCCTGACCCCACCCCGTGACCACCTCTCGTTCTGAGCGGAAGGGGAGGTGGTCACGGGTGGCGATCGTTGGGGCTGCAGGTATCGAGGTCCGGCCGGACATGCGGACGTGGAACCGGGACGTCCGTAAGGAGGTCACCGGCCCGCATATGTCCCGGATCGGGCACGAGGGCGGCAGCGCGGTCGCCGGCGGGTTCCAGCGGGGCGCCGCCCGGATCACCGGGTTCCTCGGCAACGTCGCGAAGGCCGGCGTCGCGACCCTCGTCGGCGCGACCGCGGCGTCCGGGGCGGTCGGGATCCGCACCGCTGCGCAGCTCGAGACCGCGCAGATCGCCTTCGAGACGATGCTCGGGTCGGGGGAGAAGGCTCGCGCGTTCCTGGGGGAGCTGCAGACCTTCGCGGCGAAGACGCCGTTCGACCTGCCCGGGCTGCAGAAGTCCGCGCAGTCGCTGATCTCGATCGGCATCGAGTCCGACAAGGTCATCCCGATCATGACGACCCTCGGCAACGTCACGTCGGGCATGGGCACCGGGGCCGAGGGCGTGCAGCGGGCGACCGTCGCGATCCAGCAGATGAACGCCGCCGGCCGGATCGGCGCGGAGGACCTCAACCAGCTGCGCGACGCCGGCATCCCCGTCTTCGACCTGCTGACCGCTGCCACGGGCAAGACGACCGCGCAGATCGCGGAAATGGCCGGCAAGGGCGAGCTCGGACGCAAGGAGCTCGAGCAGCTCATGTCCGCCCTCGAGAGCGGCAAGGGCCTCGAGCGCTTCGACGGCATGATGGAGAAGCAGTCGGCGTCGCTCGCCGGGCTGTGGAGCACCCTCAAGGACACGTTCTCGGTCGGCATGGCGCAGGCTGTGCAGCCGGCGCTGCCGCTGATCAAGCAGGGGCTCGGCGGGGCGATCACCTTCCTGAGCGACCGGGTCGTCCCCGCAGCAACGATGGCCATGTCCGAGCTCGTCGGCGGGGTGAAGGCGTTCGCTGCCGCGTGGCGCTACAACGACGGCGAGGTCACCTCGAGTGGCTTCCCCGGGTTCATGGAGCGGCTCGCCTACGTCGCCCGGCAGACCTTCGACGAGATCCGCGGCGGGATCCGCGCCTTCGGCGCCGCGTGGCGCTACAACGACGGCGAGGTCACCTCGAGTGGCTTCCCCGGGTTCATGGAGCGGGCAGGGTATGCCGCCCGGCAGGTCTTCGACTACCTGCGCAGCGACGGGATCCCCGCGGCTCGTGAGCTGTGGGCGCAGATCAAGCAGCTCGACTTCTCGGGGCTCGCGGCCGCGCTGTCTGGCTTCGCCGGCAGCGCTCGCGAGACCGCCCCTTCGCTCAAGCAGATCGCCGCGGAGGCAGGGCCGCAGCTGCAGTCGGTCCTCGACCGGACGCAGCAGGTCCTCGGCTTCGTCGCCGACAACATCGGGCTCGTCACGAAGGCGATCCCTGGGCTACTGGTGGCATTCGCCGGGTGGAAGACCCTGCAGGCCGCCAACAACCTGCTCGGCCGGCAGTCGGCTATCGGGATGGGTCTGCAGGTCACCTCGACCCTGTCCCTCGCAGCGAGCAACCGGGCGCTCGCGGCGAGTCAGAAGTCGGTCGCGGCGTCGCAGACAACCGCGAACGTGGCGAGCAACGCGGGCACCGCGACCCGGTCCCGGATGACCGTCGCGACGATCGCCTCGACGGTCGCGGAGAAGGCGAAGACCGCCGCGCTGAAGGCCGGCGCGATCGCGCAGCGTGCCCTCAACCTCGTGATGCGGGCGAACCCGCTCGGGATCGTCCTCACCGCGGTGACCGCGCTCGTCGGCGGGCTCGTCCTCCTCTACAACAAGAACGAGACCGTCCGCCGGATCGTGAACCGCGTATGGTCCTCGGTCCGGTCCGCGATCAGCGGGGTCGTCTCGTGGTGGACTGACAAGGCGTGGCCGTCGCTGCGCTCGAGCCTCGGCTCGTTCGGGTCGAAGGTGACCTCGGTCTACCGCGACCACGTGAAGCCGGGCTTCGACAAGGTGAAGTCGGTCATCGCCGGCACCTGGGACTCGGCGCGCGGCAAGCTCAACGCCTTCAAGGACGGGCTCTCGTCGCTCGGCCGCCGGTTCCGGTCGGTCAAGGACGGGATCTCTGACACGTGGTCGGGCATCGTCCGCTCGGTCGCCGGCCCGATCGCGTCGGTCGTCCGCTTCGTGAACGACCGCTTCCTCGGTCCCCTCGAGCGGGCGATCAACAAGATCCCCGGCGTCAACGTCAAGCTGCCGACGATCCCGGTCCCGAGCGTGCCCTCGTCGGGCTCGGGAGGGTCCGGCGGTGGCCGTCCCCGGCAGGCGCTCGCCGGTGGCGGCGTCATCCTCCCGGGGTGGTCGCCGGGCGTCGACAACATGCAGTTCTACTCGCCGCAGTTCGGTCGACTCGACCTGTCCGGCGGCGAGGGGATCATGGTCCCCGAGTGGGTGCGCGCGGTCGGTCCGAAGGCGATCGCCGCGATGAACGCGGCCGCTCGGGCTGGCCGGCTCAACGGGGTGCGCGGCGCGATGGGCTTCGCCCGGGGCGGTGTGTTCCCGGGCCGGTCCGGCGGGTCTGTCGGCGACACGTTGTCGTCGGCGGGCCGCTTCGTGCTCGACATGCTGACGAACCCGGGCCGGGCGCTCAAGAGGCTCGCGGACCGGCTGCTGTCGGGCATCGGCGGGTCGTGGCCGGCGAAGGGCATCGTCGGGCTGGCCAAGCACGCCATGTCCGGGCTCGCGTCGCACGTCAAGGGTCTGTTCTCGTCCGGTGGTAGCGGCGGTGGCTCGCGCCCCGCGAAGGGTCTGCCGTGGCAGACGCTGTGGCAGATGGTCAAGGCGGCCGCGCCCGAGGCGATCCTGACCTCGGCGTTCCGCCCGGGCGCCCGCACCGCGGGCTACGGCAACACGTCGATGCACGCTCTTGGGCGCGCGATCGACGTCGCCAGCAGCAACATGCGGGCGACGTTCATGCGGATCAAGGGTCTGCTGCCGTGGACCGAGCTGATCCACACCCCGATGCGCGGGCTGCAGATGCACAACGGCCGCAACTACCTCGAGACGAACCCGACCACGATGCGGATGCACAACGACCACATTCACGCCGCGTTCCGGCGTGGTGGTGTGGTGCCTCTCGCGCCGCGGCTCGCGGACTCGGGTGCGGTGCTGTCCCCGGGCGACCACTGGATCCGCAACCGCACCAACCACGCGGAGATCATCAACCCGCGGGTGCACGACGTCGGACCCTCGGCGAGCGACCTGCGGGACCTGATCGCCGAGCTCGAGGAGGTCCTCGAGGACGCCGTCGAGAAGGGCGCCTATCGGGGCACCAAGGACGGCGTCGAGGGACGCCGGCGGGCAGCGGCACGAGCCGCTCGAGCAGCTGCGGGCGGGGGTGGTCGCTGACATGGTCACGAAGACCGAGACCGGGTCGTTCCAGACGATCGCGTCCTACAATCGGGTAGCGGCACGCCTCACGCTCGAGGTCCGCTTCCCGGGCGGCGCGCTCGACCCGACCGACACGCAGTGCACGGTGTCGTGGGAGCTGCGGGCCGTCAAGCACGGGCAGGACGTCAACGGCTCGTCGGTCTCGGGCAGCGACGACTGGTTCGTCTCGGGCGGCGCTTCGGCGTCGGGGAACCGGTCGTGGTCGCTGAGCTCGCCGGGCGCGAACACGCTCATCGCGTCCGGCTCGACGACGGTCTCGCTCGGGACCTCGTCGAAGTCGTTCAGCATGGCCGGCCGGATCCGCGACGCCGGCCCGTCGGGCAAGGACCTGACGGTGTCGGTGTCGGTCACGATCCCGCGTCGGGTGTATGCCAAGCCGGCCACCCCGACCGGGCTCGCCGCGACCCGGGTGTCGGACTCCCGGGCGAACCTGACCGCCGACTTCTCCCCCACGTCGACGGCACCGATCACCCGCGTGGAGTGGGGACGGTCGTCGCTGACCTCGGGCGGGTGGGAGCCGCTGCGGTCGCTGTCGGGCAGCTCGGAGTCCTACGCCGACACCACCCTCGAGCCGAGCTCGTTCTACCGCTACCGGGTGCGCGTCGGCAACGCCGACCACTGGTCGGATTGGGAGTACGACGACGCCGGCTCGTCGATCTGGACGACCCCGGCACGGTCGACGTCCGCGCCGACCGCTCGACGTGACTCGCAGCAGCGGGTGGTGCTGACCTTGCCCCCCGTCGCGGCGATCGCCGACCGGGTCGCGATCTGGCACATCGAGGATGACGTGCTCGACACGTCGGCGCCGATCCGCACGGTCAACGCAGGCACCAGCACGACGACCTTCTCGGACCTCAACAACACGGCGACGCACGCCTTCTCGGTCTCGGCGATCGCACCGAACGACCTGCAGTCGTCGCGCTCGCCGGTGTCGAACACGGTGCAGCTGCTGGCGCCGCCGCTCGCGCCGGTGTGGTTGGGCCCGGAGTACGGGGCCGGCCGCGCCGTGGACGCCGACGAGGACACGGTCGTGCAGTTCGAGCACCTGCCGGTCGACTCGTCGGTGCAGACCGCCTACGAGTGGGAGTGGAAGCAGGGCGCGGGTCTCTACGTCTCATCGGGCAAGGTCGCCTCGACCGAGTCCTCGTTCGTGGTGCCCGCGGGGACGTGGGACAACGCGGCCGGCTCGGTCACGGTCCGGCTGTTCACATGGGGCGCTCACGCGGACCGGTCGCAGGTGCGGCAGGTGACGCTCAACCTCTCGTCGCGGCCGTCGGTGCTGATCGACTACGACGGTTCGCCGTGGCCGTCGTCGCTGCTCGAGCTGCCGGTGACCTTCGCCGACCCCGAGGGGTCCGGCATGTCCGCGTGGCGGGCGTGGCTCATGCGCGACGAGGACGTCGTCGACGAGGTCTCGGGCCTCGGCCACACGGACTCGGTCGCCTTCGGCGAGGTCGTGCACGACGGCGCGCAGTACGTGGTGCGGTTCACCGCCCGGGACGGCGCCGGGCTGTGGGCACCCGAGACCTCGCAGGTCGTGCCGGTGCAGTACGCGCTGCCGCCGACGTCGGTCCTCGAGGCAGTGTGGGACCCCGTCGAGGGTGTCACCACGCTGTCGTGGTCGACGCCAGCGCCCGAGGAGGGGCAGGCCGAGCCGGTGGCGGTGCTCGTGCAGCGCGCCGAGCTGGGCCGGTGGGTGACGTTGGGTGGTGGCCAGCTGCCGACCGAGGGCGTCGTGACGGACACGATCACCCCGACCGGCACGGTCGTCGCGTTCCGGGCGGTGACGGTCTCGAGCCTGCCGTCCGAGGCGGTCGCCGAACCGGTCGAGGTGGACACCCCGACGAAGTTCGTCTTCCTCAACTACGGGCCGGGGTTCTCCCGCATGGCGCGCTTCTGGGCGGACCTGTCCGTCGCGCAGGGATACGGCCGGCAGAAGGAGCTCAAGGACGCCGCCGGCCGCCCCGACCCGGTCGAGTTCGCCGGCAGCCGACGGCGACGCACCGCGGCGCTGTCGACGAAGGTGTTCGCCCCGAACCGCCGCCCCGACCTGTCGTCGAGCTTCGAGGAGCTGATCGCGGTCTCGGACGCGGCGGCGCCGGTCTGCTACCGCGACCCCGAGGGGCTGCGCATGTTCGTGTCGACCGGCGACGTCGACGAGGCGGACCACCTGCGCAAGCCGCAGCGGCCGGTGACGCTGCCGATGACCCGCGTCGGGTGGAGGGAGTGAGGTCGCATGAAGGGGTTGTCGTGGTTCATCCCGGAGCAGCGCCAGCACCCCCCGTCGCTCGAGGCGTTCGCCGGGTCCCGTGAGGACTGGTGGACGTGGGAGCAGCTGTCGTGGTCCGAGCGGACGGTCGGCGAGCTCGGCAGCGTCGAGGCCGGGCTCGGCGTCGTCGCGGACGGCGCCGGCGAGCTGTCGTTCGTCGTGGGTCGGGAGATCCGCGGCGAAGGTTCCCTCGAGTGGCACGGGCCCGCCGGCGAGCAGCCGGACTGGTCACGGATCAAGGTGCGGCCGTGGTATCACGCGGTCTTCCCGGACGGGTCGGTATGGGCTACCCCGATGGGGGTCTTCCTCACCGCGACCCCGTCGGCGACGCACGACTCGGGGTGGGTGACCGTCCCCGTCGACCTCTACGACAAGACGCTGCTGCTCGCCCGCGACCGCATGGACCGGGTCGAGTCGCTGCCCGCCGGCACGGACGCCGTCGCGGCGATCGAGGCGATCGTCGCGGCGTCGACCGGCGACCCTGTCAACATCGACCCGGGCGAGCACACCCTGCGCTCGCAGATGACGTGGGATCAGGGCACGTCGCGGCTGCGGCAGGTCAACGACCTGCTCGACGCGATCGGCTACTTCTCCCTCTACGCCGACATGATGGGCGCGTTCACCGCGACCCGCTACGTGCGGACCGAGGATCGGCCGGTCGTCGACCGCTACGTCGACGGCGAGGGGTGCACCTACGCCGACGGGTTCACGATCACCGCGGACGACTTCGACGTCCCGAACAAGGTCATCGTCAACTCTCGCCCGGAGGAGGGCAGCGACGAGGTTCTGACCGCGGTCGCGACGGTCGACGAGATATTCGGCACGCAGCACCGTCTGTCGTTCGCGCAGCGCGGCTTCTGGGTCGTCGACCCGGAGGTCGAGGAGGTCGACGCGACCGACCAGGACGCGCTCGAGGTCATCGCCCGCCGGCGGCTCGAGGCGGGCCTCGAGGTGGCGACGTCGCTTCCGCTCGACCACTTCCCCTCGCCGGCGTCCCTCAACGACGTGGTGCGGTTCTCCAACGGTCCGGGCGGCGTCAACTTCCTGGGCGTCCGGCAGGGGCTGCAGGTGCCGACCACCTCGGGCGCGTGGTGGACCTCGACGATCCGGCGGATCGCCTCGGAGGACCTCGCCACGACGAACGGGCCGCAGCCGGTGATGTTCACGTGAGCGGCATCGACGACATGGGCGCTGAGGAGCTGCGACAGCTCGTCCGGCAGCTGGTGCGCGCCGCGACGCCGTCCCGGTGGTGGGCGAAGGTCGCGAGCACCTCCCCCCTGGAGATCACTCGCGCAGGCCAGCCGGCGCCGGTGCCCGTGGCGCGCTGCCTCGTGGCCGGGCTGCAGGTGGGCGACCTCGTCCTCGCCGAGATCGACGGCACCGAGCTGCGCGTGATCGGCAAGCACCACACCTACTGAGGAGGTCACCTACGTGAGCACGTTCCAGGGCGGCACCGCCTATGACACCTACACGCTGGCGCCGGCCGGGGTCGGGATCCCCGCGAAGATCACCGACTACTTCACGGGCGCGGTGCTCACCCCGGACGAGCCGGTGAAGACGACCAAGAACGGCGCCTACCGGACGTTCCGGATCAGCACCACCTCGGGCTACGAGGTGCACGTCGTATGGGTCGAGTTCCCGGGTGTCGAGCCGCAGCTGCAGGTCTCGGTCGAGCAGCAGGCATCCGCTGGTCTGTCCGGCCGGCTGACCGGCAGCGTGCCCACCGAGGCCGAGCTGCCGGACGTGGGCACCCTCGGCGACGCCTACGTCACCGAGGACGACCTCGACCTCTACGTGTGGACGCAGAACGGCGGTTTCGTGCGCGTCGGGTCGATGCGGGGACCGGGCGCCACCGACGCCGATATCGCGAGCATCCTCGCCGCCGAGGAGTCGCAGGCGAACGCTGCCGCCCGCACCCTCGCGCAGCAGGTCGTCGGTCTCATCGCGCCGGAGAACGACGCCCGCGCGGTCGGCAAGGACGAGATCGCCCGCAACATGCTCGACCACGGGGTCAAGGGCGACGGGGTGACCGACGACACTGCCGCGATCAACGACAACCTCGCCCAAGGCGGCCACTGGCTGTTCCCTGGGGATCGCACGTACAAGATCACGGGTCCCATCCGGGGCACCAAGTCGCAGACGGTCGTGGAGACGCGAGCGGGCACCGTGTTCGAGGTCTTCGTCGGCTACGCGGGCGACGTCCTGCTGATCGGCGACACCCTGACGCAGATCATCAAGCTCAAGTTCCTCGGTCCGGCGCAGGTGCGCGAGCCGGGCAAGTCCGGCGGTGCGTCGACCGTGCCGGGCAGCTGGACGTTCGTCCACTTCTTCGGCAACCAGACCGGTGTCACGGACGTGGAGGTCGAGTGGGAGGCGTTCTGGCCACACCGCCGCGCCTACTACGAGACCACCGGTCTCGGGTGGGTCAACGGGACCCGGATCACGGGGAACTCGTGGTATCCGCGGGTCATGCTCGAGTGCAACAAGAACGGGTCGTCTGCGGTCGGCTTCGCCGGCAACACGTGGACCGACATCGTCTCGCAGTGCGGGCAGCACACGACGCACGTCACGAAGGGGCTCACGGGCCGCGGGTGGACGTTTAAGGACGTCTCCCCGTGGGATATCGGCCACAACCCGGCTGCGGTCTCGCTCGACGTCGACGCCGACGCGAAGTCGATCGTCATCATCGGCGGTCTCATGACGACGCAGAACGTGCAGAACCGCGCCGCGTCCGGCGAGGTGACGATCATCGACCAGTCGACGCTACCCCCGTGGTCGACGCGCGCGGTCGTCGGAGCGTCCGGCATGATCGCGGACACCACGCACCCCGCGTCACCGACGCTGGTCCGTCGCACGCAGGTGCTGTGCTGGCAGCTCGCCGACGGGGTGATCTCGGGCAACGCCTTCTCGCTGCAGGTCCCGCCGCGCGCGACCAAGGCGACGGTCGTGCTGCACATGGCGGGGGTCGGCGGCGTGAGCGGCAGCGTTCGTATGGCCGTCGTCCTCGCGTCGGCCGCCGGCGCCGGGACGTCGCTCACCGCACCGTTCACGACGACGTTGGTCACCGCACCGATGGGAGCCGACGACGTGATCGTGGAGGTCCCGCTCCCGGAGCGGGTCACCGTTCCCGGGCAGGTGCTGTCCGTGCGGCCGTACCGGATCGGGACCGACGCGGCCGACACCTACGCCGGCCCGGTCGTGCTCACCGCAGTGACGACCAACTACCGGACGTGACCGTGCGCCCGGACTTCGCCCCCACCGAACGACCTTGAGGAGACCCCGCATGTCCCGTGCCCGCAGCACCTTCGTCACCCTCGAGACCCGAGCCGCCCGCGCGTGGCGGTGGGTTGAGCGTGACAGCTTCCGGGAGACGATCGCGCTTGTCCTCGCGGCGGGTTCGGTCGTCCTCGGGGTCGTCATGATCACGGACCCGGGGCCGTTCGAGCGGCCGACGTTCGCGGTCGCGATGCAGTGGATGCCGGCGCAGACGTGGGGGACGTTCTTCGTCCTCACCGCGGCCGCGATGGGTCTGACGGTCCTCACCAGCCGCCGCGACGCCTATTGGCCGGCGGTGTTCCTGACGGGTCTCTACTGCGGATGGTCCGCCGCGGCGCTCGGATCCACCACCGACCCGACCGTCGTGCTGTCCGCGGTGGTGGTCTACTCGCTGGTCTCGGTGCTGTGCATGATTACCGCGCTGTCCTACTGGCGAGAGTCGAGGCCGTCGCCATGACGAAGCCGCTGACCGTGACCTCACCGGGGCACGCTGTCGCCCGCGCCGGCTACAGCATGGCGTGGCTGCTGGGGATCGCCTACCTGTCCGGGTGGGCCGAGGCGTCGTCCCTCGAGGAGCTGACGGGCAAGGTGTTCGTCGGGGTGTGGGCGATCGGGCTCGGCGCCGCCGGCGCGTGGGGCGTGCTGTCGATCCGCGCCGCGACCTACTCGCGAGGGTCGGCCGTGCCGCTGCTCGCAGCGATGCGCGACGAGGCGTGGTCGGCGACCGGTATCGCGGTCGCGCTGCTGAGCTACGAGGTGGTCATCCTCATGAACATCGGTCTCTTCGACGGCGCTGCGACGCAGATCCTCGTGACCGGGCTCGGTGTCGGTTCCGCATTCCGGGTGCGGCAGATCCGCCGGGAGATCCGCACCGTGCGCGAGTCGCTCGAGCACCCCGTGACCGCCGATCCCGCCCCGCTCGGGAGACCTGACACAGACGAGGGGTGAGGCGGTGGACTGGTGGCAAGTCGTCCTCATCCCTGTAGGTCTCGCACTGGTGCCGCTGGTGTGGAAGGACTTCGTCTCGCCGAGGGTCAACCCGGCGAAGGACACCCCGCCGAAGTCGGCCGAGCCGGTCGTCGTGGGACAACCCGTCGAGGCCGTCGACTACGCGCCGGCGCTCGTCCGGTCCCTGACCGAGCAGCTCACTGACGAACGCGCGCAGCACGACCGGTGCGACGCCCTGCTCGCCGAGCACGGGCTCGACGTGCCGCACGACTGACCCCGTCACCGCCTGCCGTCTGCAGGCGCACCAAGGCCGCTAGGGGACCCCTGGCGGCCGTTCACCCGATGTAACACCCCGAGGACCCCCACCGTGCCCTGTCGGGCCGCGCTGGGGGTCTTCTCGTGCCCCGAGGAGGGCTCATGCAACACACCTACGACAGTGCGCGCGAGGCAGCCGAGGAGCTGCTGCGCAACGCATGGAACGACGCCACGACGGCCGCCCGCGCCGAGGGGCTCACCGAGGGTCACGCTGCGGGCTACGCGGCCGGTCACGAGGTCGGGTATGCCGAGGGGTATGCCGCCGGCCGGGCCGACTGTCCCACCCCGGATCCCGACCCCGAGCAGCCGGCGCCCGAGCGGGTGCAGCTGGGCATCTACCGTGGCAACCCGCACGAGCGCCCGCTCGAGGTGCACCTCGAGGCGACGGGCGTGCTGCCCGACTTCGCGTCACTGTACGTGCAGGCGTGGGGCCGACCCGGCGGCACGATCAACGTCCAGGCGGTCGACGACTACCTGAGCCGGGGCGTCGGCGCCCTCATCACCGTGACCCTGACCGGCGGGACGATCACGCACCGGAACATCGTCGACCGCACGCCGGCGGCGATGCAGCAGCTCGACCACGTGATCGACGCCCTCAACGCGCTCGGGTCCCCCGACGTGTGGGTGAAGATCACCCTCGACCACGAGCACGACGTGAAGTCGAACCCGCGGCACCCGGCGTACTCGTGGTCCCCGACGGCCGAGGACTACATCGGGGCCTTCAACGTGTGGCATGCCGAGATCAAGCGCCGCGTCACCCGCCCGAACGTGCAGTTCGTCTACTGGTATGGGTACGCCCGCCGGGACTACATCGCGCAGATCCTCGCCGGGATCGACCGCCCCGACGCGATCATGCTCGACCCCTACGTCTTCTCCCACCACGACCCGGGGACGACCTTCGAGCAGATGGCCACCCCGCAGCTCGAGTGGCTGCGCTCGCAGCCTGCCTACGACGGGCAGCCGATCTGGTTCGCGGAGTACGCCAAGGACCTGACGCACGGCGAGGACGCCGTCGCCGAGTTCCTGACCGACCTTCGCCCGACGCTCGCCCGGCTCGGGGTCGCTGGCGCGTGCTACTTCTCCCGCACCAAGGACGGCGACATCGACGCGGACATCTTCGACGCCCGCAACCCGCGCCCGAAGGCGCTCGCCGCCTACACCGCCTCGCTCAAGGGCTGAGGCACCCCCACCCGATCCCGCGACCCCCGCACCGCTGCGGGGCGCTCGCTGCTGCCCCGAGGAGGGCTCTCATGATGTTGACGGATCTCGCGGACGCTGTGCGCCGCGCTGGCGTGCTCACGGTCGAGGAGGTGGCCGGGTGGCGCACCCGGTCGGCCGCCCCTGCTGGTGGGCCGTATGGCGGTCCCGGACTCGACTCGGTCGAGTGCCTGATCGCTCACCACACGGGCTCGTCGCCGGCGGCGACGGGTGACTACCCGACGCGCCGCACGATCCTCGAGGGCAACGGGTCGACCCCGGGGCCGCTGTCGCAGCTCGGGCTCGGTCGGTCGGGTCGCACGGTGCTCGTCTTCGCGGCGGGGATCTGCTGGCACGCCGGCCCGGTGCACGAGGACTGGCAGCGGAACCGGTCGGCGCTCGGCATCGAGGCCGAGCACTCGGGGTCGCTGTGGGAGCCCTGGCTGCCCTCGAGGTATGGCGGCTACGTGCTGCTCACGGCCGCGGCCGCGGAGCACTACGACGTGCCGACCTCGCGGGTCCGCTCGCACGCCGAGGTGTCGACGGCCGGCAAGATCGACCCGGTCTTCGACATGGCCACGTTCCGCCGGCACGTCGACGAGGCACGCGCCGGCGGGCAGGGACCGTGGGTCGCGGACATGCCGCTGCCGAGCACCCGGCTGCAGCTCGGGTCGCGTGGCGTCGACGTCGCCGCCCACCAGCGCTCGCTGGTCATGGCCGGGCACGAGCTCGTCGTCGACGGCGATTGGGGCCCGGCGACGGACACCGAGCACCGGTCGTGGCAGGAGTCGCGCGCGCTCGAGGTCGACGGCATCGCCGGCCCGAAGTCGGCGCTCGAGATCCGGGAGCAGCTGACCGAGCTCGACCTGCAGCGCTCACTGCCGGACCCGACCCCGATCCCGGCACCGGATCCGGTCGACCCGACGCCGGCGCCGGCGCCCGCCCCGGAGGAGTCGCGGCCGGTGACGGTCGCGCCGAAGTACCCCCGTGCCTACCCGAGCATGTCCCGGGTCCGCACCGACGGCTTCTGGCGTGACCTCGAGGCGGTGCTGCGCGAGGAGGGCGTGCCGATCACGTGCGGGCCTTCGCACCACCGCTCGGGGGCGTGCAGGCCGGGCAAGCACGGCCACGGGTCGACGTCGCGGCATTGGGACGGCCGCGCGATCGACGTCAGCATGGATCCGCCCTCGGGCGCCCCGGTGTCGGATCACGAGCGTGGCCACCTCGACGCGAAGACGCTGTGCCTGTCGACGCTGCTGCCCGGTCTGCCGATGGTGTGGAACCGGGGCACTGGCGACCACGTCGACCACGCGCACCTGCAGGACGTGCCGCTGACGCCGCTGTCGGTCCGTCACGTCCGCCGCACCGGTGTCCCGGTGCGCGGGGTGCTCGTCTTCGGTCAGCAGGGCGACGCCGTCACGGCGTGGCAGCGGCAGCTGCGCGCGAAGGGTCTGCCGGTGCACGTCGACGGCGACTTCGGGCCGCAGGTGTTCCTCGCGACGAAGCTCGCGCAGAAGACGTGGGGGATCACCCCCGACGGCATCGTCGGTCCCGCGTCGCTGCGCACCGCGGCGTCCGCGCCGAGCATCGACCTCGACGGGGGGACCCTGACCGGTCCCGCCCCGAAGGTCCAGGATCCCGACCCGGCACCTCGCCCGACCCCGGCGAAGCCTGCCCCCTCGACGCCGGCGCTGCCCGTGCTCGAGCAGGGCTCGCGCGGACCCGCGGTGAAGGCGCTGCAGGCCGGCGCGCTGCGGGTGTTCCCCGCCTACGCGGGCGCGATCAAGCGCTCGGGCGGCGCTGACGGCGTCTTCGGACCCGGCACGAAGGCGTGGGTGCTCGAGTTCCAGCGCCGCTCGGGTCTCACCCGCGACGGCGTCGTCGGGCCGCGCACGTGGGCCGCGCTCGGCAAGCACGGCATCCGCCCCTGATCGCCCACCCGGCGACGGGAGCCGGGCGGGGGTGCGTGACCCGCGCCCCCGCCTGCGCTCCCGGCAACCACCACCCGCACCACCCGGCAAGGAAGGAACCTCGCATGTCCACCACCCCCCACACCCCCGCCCCGGAGCCGACGACCCCGACGCAGACCGCGCACCCGTGGCGCGCGGCCGTCCGCACCTTCGTGCAGACGTGGGTCCCGTTCGTGCTGCTGATCGTCCTTGCGCTGCCCGAGGTGATGCCCCTGCTCGACGACGAGCTCGGGCAGTACCTGCCCGACCACGTCCGCGGGTGGCTGCTCGGCATCGGCACCTTCGCGGCCGCGCTCGCCGCGCTCGCAACTCGCCTCATGGCGCTGCAGTCGGTCACCCGCGTGCTCGAGCGGTTCCGTGCCCTCGGGTGGCTCGCGCCCACCCCGCCCCGGCGCTGACGCACCTCGAGCTCGTGAGCACCCGCAGAGGGCACCTCATCGCGCTCGCGGCGGGCGCGTTCACCGCGACCGGCGGCACGTGGTGCCTCGCAGCTTTCGCCTACTCGTGGTGGATCCACCCCGAGCACCGCCCCACCGTGAGAGGGGGTGAACCCATCGTGAAGACCCGTCGACTCATCGCCGGTCTGCTCATCGCCCTCGCCGGCGGTGCCGTGACCGCCGCCGCCGCCCCCGCGCAGGAGGCCGGTGCCGTCGTGCAGTGGAACGGCTGACCGCCGCACCCCCACATGACACTGAACGCGCCCCTCGCGCGCCCCTGTTCGGGGCGTGCGAGGGGCGCTTTCGTGCGTCCCGGGCTACCCTCGTTCGGATGATGAGCACACGAGGGGCACTGCTGGTCGGGGCGCTGCTGGTGGGAGGTTGCTCGTCGACGTCGACGAGCGAACCGGCTGACACCGAGGCGTCGACGTCGCCGGCCGCGGCCGCGGACGCTGCCCCGACGACGACCGAGCCGGACCTCACCACCGAGCCGGCCGAGGAGACGACCGAGGACCTCGAGACGACCGAGCCCGAGCCGTCGACCGCACCCGAGACCGAGCCGGAACCGTCCGCGCCCGAACCCGCTGCGGCGCCGGCTGACCGCGCCGCCGAGCTGCGGGCGCAGTTCCGTGAGACGCACCCCGACCTGACGACCGACCTGCCCGAAGGTGGCTCGTGCGACGACGAGGTCGAGCTCGTCGAGGGGACGGCGCTCGCGGGCTGCGCGACGTCGACGGTCGGGCTCGTGATGTTCCTCGTTCCGGCGGATCCCGCAGGGGTCGACGCGGCATGGCAGCTGGCGTCCTCGGAGCTGCTGCTCAACGCGTGCACCGGCGAGGACTACGTCGCCGGCGCGTTCACCTTCGAGGGCGCGAACGTGCTCGCCGAGACGTTCCCCGACTGCACCTTCCCCTAGGCCGCGGACAGCGCAACGACGGTGCGTCGCTTCGCCGCGTCGGGGATCCGGGTGTAGATCATCGTCGTCTCGGGCTTCGCGTGCCCGAGCAGCTGCTGCACGGTGAGCAGGTCGTGGTCGACCGCGTAGGCGCGGGTCGCGAACCGGTGCCGCAGCTGGTGGCTCGTGAGACCAGGGCCGAGCGCGGCCGAGATCAACTTCCCGACGTGCGCTGCGGTGAGGTGCTGGCCAGCGAGCACGGGGGAGGGGAACGCCCACCCGGGCGGCAGCTCGAGCAGGGCGCGCGCGAGGTCGTCGACCAGCGGCACCTGCCTGTTCCGGCGCCCCTTCCCGTGCACGCGCAGAGACCACCCCTCGAGGTCGCGGACAACGTCGCGCGAGTGGACCTGCGCGATCTCGCCACGGCGCAGACCTGCCTGCGCGCCGAGCAGGATCATGAGCCGCACCCTCGGCTCGGCGGCGAGCATGGCATCGACGATCCGGTCCTCGCCGGCCGGCCGTGGCACCCCGGGCCGTGGCCGGATGGGCGGCAGCGCGGCCGCCGGGTCCTGATGGATCCTCCCGGTCGCGTGCGCCCACCGGAAGTAGCCGGTGAGGCTCGCGCGGTAGGACCGGCGGGTCTCGGTCGACCAGTCGTGCGCTGCCAGCCACGCGATCAGCTCTGGCGTGGTGAGGCTGTGGATCCGCGCGTGGTCACGGGCGAGGCGGGTCACGTGATAGATGCGTAAATCAATGGTCGTCTTCGGTCGATCTGCCGCTCGCAACCAGGCGCGGTAGTCGCGCAGGTGAGCCTGCAACGGCTGAGACTCGACGTCATCTTCGGCGTCGCTCAT